ACAGTACAAAATCCACTATCGCATTTCCATACGTATCATCAATATCTATAGTAGCGCTTGTATTTGCTAGGTCTGCAGGAGATTTAGAATACACAATTTCCACGAAAGAACTACCAGCAACGCCTGGATAAACATAGAAACTTCTCGGGTCATCCTCATCAAAAACATAATGTTTCGGAGTAGTACCATGGGCAGCATCTCCTGATACAGTAGGGTCATGCCAATTAGGTTCTTGAGTATTAAGAATATCTACATTCACAATTCTAATTGCTCTTTTACCCGTAGCACCACCAGAAGCATCAGACATATTCCTAACAACTTTTATTAATCTTAATCCCGCAGTAGGTAAAGATTGTTTTGTCCCAGTTACTAAAGTTACGGTCGCTGTAGTAGCACTAGCATCAGGTTTAAAGTTAACAATTTCCCTCTGTCCATCATTTATATACCTAAGTAACTCAGCTTCTGGCCACCTTACACTTGTACTATCTTGTAAGGTGTCCTGAATTCTACTAATAAGGTTAGCACCTGTTAGTGTCCCTGCCATAATTTATCTACTCCGCTGCTTTTAACTCTTCAATTAAAGCTGCTTTCTTTTTGCGTCTATCAAGCTCTATCCCAATAGTACGACCATACTCTTCTAATTGTATTTTAGTCATGCTATCAAGGTCTATTGAAGCTTCTCCTACTGGAGCCTCTTCTATTGGAGCTTCTTCTATTGGGGCTTCTTCCTTAATTGGAGTTTCTTTTATTCCTTTAACTTCCGTACACCCTTGTTGTAACGCAAGAAGCGCTATATCATTCCCCACTTCTTTAGGTACACCCGCCTCTAACCGAATGGATGCTCCCCAAGTTGTGGTTATGTATTTATCTTCATCTGCAACTATTATCATAATTTTCTCCTAAAATTTTTTAATTATAGGTGGCCCCGAAAGACCACCTATAAAATATAACACAATTAGTATGCTACATCTAATCTTATAACACCGAAGTCTTCATTTTGACCTGAGTGGTCACTGTTAAAGACTGGCTTCTTAAGACCAAATATCTTACCAATTGAAATACCGTTCTGGTTGCCATAGTCGAAAGTATCTTCAACTATTTCTGGAATACCAATATCGGCCATCGCTAATGCTTGAGCTCCGCAGAATAAACATGCAGAACCATTAATATCAGCGTCAGCACCCCATTTGTATCCGGCTGAACCAGCGTTTGATGAGGTTCCAGTCGTAGCGCCAGATGTATTAAATACATGTCTGAACTCATGGACCATAATCCCATCAACCATTAAGCTAGAAGAACCAGCGAACAAGCTGTTGCTTGGTCCTCTGACTCCAGCATTTCTTACGTTAGCTAAGAAATCTGAATCTAGTTTAAGGTCAGCCATTACTTGTGGAGTAACGAAAAGATGGAACATCTCATCATTACCTGCGCTTCTTATACCTCTCATATATTGATCTTTAGCATATGCTTTAAGATCAACAAGAGATTTATAGCTAATAGTGTCAGCTGCTGCTACCGCAGTAACATCACCAGCCACTAGGCCGCTTGTAGCATCCCATCTTCTATGTCTATTAGACGTAGGGGCAGATACATCACCAGAGAATGCTAAGTCACCAAGGTTCTGTCCTGAAGTCATGACAGACCTTAATGCACCAGTATTCTTTTGTGTGTAAGCTACACCACTTAAAGATAAAAATGCTAATTGGTCAATTCTATCCGCCATTGCATAAGCAAGGGCATCTCTAGAATGTTCCCTAAAGTTAACAACTGATTTTTGATCAGCTAATCTACCAGATAGTCTATTAGCAAACCTTAATTGATCGAGTTGTACTACGATGTCGTACGCTCTTAATGCTTCTTCATTACCTTCGAGAGTGTTATCTCCAACAATACCGTCACCAGTCATGTCAGCTAAAAGTGTTAATACCGCTCTAGCTCCCTTTTCTGATTGGGTTAATTCAGATATTCTCTGAACCATTGCGTTAGATCCACTACCCGCGAATTGGTTAATGAATGACATATTTCGAGCTACACGCCAGAAATCGCGTGACCAGATTGTCAATTGTTCGCTGGTCAACGCGGCAAAGTTTGTATTTGCCATAATAATGTCTCCATTAATTAAAATTATTAACCAGTCGACTTATTGGAGCGACTATTTATCCGTGTACCCTTTATCGTTGGGGTGACGCTCTCGTTAGTTTAACGGGTACGAACCCGACTAGATTTACGCCGTAGCAGGCGGATTTACGATTTTTTACTGGAACGACCCAGGTTAGATATCGCTCTAACAAGCGAAACTTTTTATTTTATACCACAGATTATCCAAAATCTCCACGCATTCTTCGCAATGTTTCATCTGGAAGGGCATCAAATTCATCTGTAGAAAGTAAATCAATATCTACTTTTTTATCCACTTTGTTTTTACCTTTCATCTCCGGTGGCTGAGACTCCGCTGCCTCTATTTTTTTAGTAGTATTTGCTACTTTTTTCTTTTCCGCCACTTTTTTCTGGACTGGGTCTGCCTTTTTTTCTTCTACTGCCGGAACTTCCGTAGTAGGTTTTATAATGTAATTGGCTGCTTTTTCTAAAGCATCTGCCCCTGTAAAACCTTGTATCATAAAAGCATCCCTAAGATCCATAATTTCTTGCTGTAACTCTTGATTAAAAGTAGCACTCGCTTCATCTAATTCAGGGTATTTTGTTTGAAGCTCTACTGCTTTCGCTTGTAAGGCTACAGCTTCTGTACTTTTTTGAACTGTTTGCCCCATTTGTGCTTGTACTTCATACATCATCTGACGTTTTTCTGCCTCTCGCATTTCATTACGAAGTTGTGTAGCTTTATCAGTATCCCCATTAAGAATATACTCTTGGTATTCTAACTCTTTACTATTAAAATCGTATTCAGGGGCTTCTGTTATATTTTCTACAGGGTTATTGGCTTCTTCTAATTGTTTTTGCAAAGCTTTCTGTTTAGCTAACACTTCATCAAACCTAGATTTAGGAATCATTGGCTCTTTTGGTGCTTCTTCATCAGCTCCTTTCGCAGCTGGTTCTTCAGATTCTCGTGTATCTCCTTCAGGTACGACATCCGTTCCTTCTTCGCTTGTGCTGTCATCTCCTTCTGCTTCAATTTCAACATCCTGCGTTTCGCTCTGCGGCTCTTCTCCTTCTGCTGATTCTTCTTCAACAACTTCGGGTTCTGTTTCTTCAACTTCTTCAACTTGGTCCTCCTCCTCGATTTCTTCCGTTTTAGATTCGTCTTCAAAATTTAAGTCAACATCAAAAGGCTTAACATCCTCATCTGTCACTTTATCTGCTCCTGGTATACCGTCATAGACAACATCTAAATTATCTTCGGTTTGTGGTGCGTTCGCTTTCTTCTTTTTTGCCATTTCTAATTACCTCCTGTGGTTTTCATGGCTGCAGCTGCCAATTTAGAAGCTGCTGCAGTATCACTCTGGTCTTTACGCATTTGGTTCGTCATATCTGACAACCTTTCACGTAATTCGAGTTCCTCTCGTTTAGCCTGTAGTTTACTTTGTAATTCAGCAACCTTCAACTGTGGATCAGTTTCAGCTGCTTCGGTCTTAGCTACATTTAAAGCGGCTTGTGTTTGTAGATTAGCAACTTCTGCTTCTAATTTAGCTATCTCAAGTTGCGTTGATCGTATTTGTGATTCCATCTGGAACTGTTGTAGTTGTACTTGTTCTTCTGTTGGTGGGGCAGTTCCTTCCATTTGCCTAATTCTATCTGCAATTTCTGCTTTACGTGATAAATGTGAATATTCAACAATCATATCATTTGGTATTGGTACTCCAACCCCTCGAAGCTCAATAGCCTCAGCAAATTGCATTTCATCAAAGTTATCCCTAGCTGGAGCGGAGGAAACAACTACATCATATTCCCCTAGGGTTAAATTATTAATAACTTCCCCTTCTGGGGTCATAACATTTACTGCTACAGGTTCTCTTGGTTTATAAGGGTCAGATTCATCTGTTACTTGTATGATTCTTTCCTCTGTATAATAAGATTGCACCAGATTTAGGATCTTTTCTGCTAAATATTGTCTAGTTTTTGCTAAATTAGTAAGAGGGACCTGCAACATAGTAGAACCCCTGTTCTGTTTTGCTTGTATCGCAACACCAGAGACTTCAGGACTATCCATACCAAGCATAGCATCTGTAATCCCACTAATTTGTTTAATATTTGCTGCTGCTTTTTGCCCTAATCTATCTAAACCTGTAGGAATTTGGTTTGGTGGGATTTTAGCTGGGGGCGTAGAGCCACGGTTAAACTCTAATACTAGGCCAGTTTCTGCACCATGCTCTTCTAGATCATCTGCTGTCATACCGGATAAAGAACCGTTCTCTACGATCCAGCCACTATTTGCCGTAGTATTTACGATATGAAGTTCTTGAGAGGTTATTTTGTTTAACTGCTCCTGAGGGGATAGGAGATTTCGTACCATCCCAAAAGGTCTCCCACGCCTAAAGTACGGAAAATAAGGAATTAAAGTAAAATGTCGATAAGGAGACCAGTCATCAAAAAGGACAACTGTATCTGCGGACACTGTCCAACGGACCTTCCGGATTTTTTTCTCAATAATATCTAACCCATATTGGTCTGCAAAATTTTCTCTTTTCTTTTTACCCCAACCGTAAGGTACTTGCCTTTGGTCTCCAGTTAAAGGGTCAACATAAAACATACAGTTTTCTAATCTATAGTATTGCCTCTCTATTACCCTAATGGACCTAAGAGATCGTGCATTTTCTGGATCATTTGGCATTTGATTGCCATACTCATTTTGATCAGTATCACCGTATCGTACTTCTTCAAATTCCATAGAATCAGCACCTAAAGTAGTGCCAGTCTCTGCTAACATCCTTAATTTGTCAGCTTTACCTTGTCCATACACTTCTTCTATTTCATCTAGACTCATCCACTTAGTTTCAAATATTTCATTCCAAGTTCTTGGATCATAGTGTTTTGCGTCTGGGTCAATAAGAATATCTAATGGGTCTTTTGTGGTAATTCGAACTTCGCCATTAACATGGTCATCAAAATCTATACGTACATCAAACCAGCCTCTATCTTGTATTAATCCATCTTGGAACACCTGAGCTTCTATCCATTCTAATTTATTATTATCTGCTATCTGCGCATAGACTCTAGTGAGTACATCCGCAACATCTTGGTTGCCCCCACCTCTAGGTTTAAATTGAATATCTGCTTTTTTAGTACTCTGTTCCCCAAGTACAGCATTAATGGTAGGTAATATAGTATTAATAGTTAGAGCCGGTCGCCCTTGGTCATCGAGCTGCTGCATGTCAAACTCGTCCCATTGGTCCCCTCTATAATATGCATCACATCGCTTTGCCATATCAATGTATTCATCATGCCCAGCATCTCGAGCACGAACGTAAGCGTTCCATTGGTTCTTTGCTAAAGTAAGTTCTTCAGCTTTTGTTAGTTTCTTTTTTGGTTTTTTATATGCCATTATGCGCTCATTGCAGTTTTACTTTTTTTGTCTTTCGCAATATATCTTAACCTATCTCGCCAAGAAGGTATATGCTCAGGCCTCTCATAAAAAGTTGCAAACTCAACCATCATTAAACCTACCCAGGCCAAAGCATCAACTTGGTCGTCATTGACCCCATTAGGAAAACGAAGAAGTTCAGCCACCATTGGGCCGGTCCAAATTGCGTCCTTCGGAAAGTATACCATGCCTTGTTGCATTCTACCTTGAATTGCTCTAGCTCTAGCTTCTTTATCTCGTCGCCCAACTTTTAAATCCTTAAAATAAGCAGAATGTAATTTACGTTCTGCTACACGTTTCTCTAGGAAAGGCCCAATAGCCATTTCGATATGACCACGTTCTATCCCCACGATTCCTGGTCGCCATTGTTCGTACAAATCCAGGATCTTCTCTACAAGCTCGAACCCGTCATACTTTCCACGTACAACATCAACTACGAACATATTATCATATTCATCCACTCCGACTACAATCCCAACAGAAAAATCGTTCCTTTCTCTTTGTCCTATAGCCAAGTCCCACGCGCAATAATATCGTAATCTGTCGTATTCAATTTCTTCAGGTTCATAATACTTAATCATGTCCCTAGTAAAATAATCACCTTCATCTGATACTGGGTTCTGTTGGTATAGCGCGGTCCAGTCCCTTGGACCAATCGCTTTTTGTATCATTTCTAAAGATTCTAGGTTATATCTTTCTGGGTGTAGCGGTTCGCCTGTTTTTCTAAATTCTTCATCTTCTTCTGCTACTGCTGGATATTTGACCACTTCCCATTCATCTGCGCCATCTTCCGCATGTTGCAATAAACGGCCAGCTAAATCATCATCGTGCCATCTAGTAAGAATAACTAGTATACCTCCACCGGGGGATAGTCGGGTATATGCTGTAGAGGTATACCAGTCCCACGTTGCTTCGCGGTTGTTTTCAGATTCAGCATCTTCTCTGTTTTTTACCGGGTCATCGATTAATAATATATTTGCACCTTTACCTGTAATACCACCACCAACACCGGCCGCGACATAACCACCCCCTTGGGTCGTTAACCAGGATTCGATAGACTGCGAATCTTTATCTAGTTTTGTTTTTTCAAAAACATTCTTATAGTTAGGCTCTCTTAGCAATTGACGGACCTTCCTTGAAAAACTCATTGCTAAGGAGCCCGAGTACGAACAACTAATAAACTCATGTTTTGGATTCTTTCCTAAATGCCAAGCAGGAAAAGCCACACTAGCCAGAGTTGACTTACCATGCCTCGGAGGCATGAACAGCATCAGTCTTGGGGATTTCTGATCAGCCACATCTTGACTAAATTTCTCCAATCGTTGGCAAATATCTTTATGAACCCAACCTGCTTGGTAATCAGGATTAAATTTTTCTACAAAGGGTAGAAGACGTTTTCTGGACAATACACGTATCGCCAGTTCTTTTTCTGCACGAGCTTGTGCATCTAATTCTTTTTGATCTGGACCGGGGTCCGTAGGTGGAGGTTTAGGCAACTCGTCCGCTTCATCCGCTGCGCAATACACACAGAGCCCTTTGGGCAATACAAGATTTTCAGCTAATAGCTTCTTGCACTTGTAGCATTCGAGCTTTTGTAAATCTGGCATTAATACCTTTTACTTTTTCGCTTTCTTGCTTTTTTTGCTGCCGCTTTTCCCTTTTTTGTGTACGGGAACTTTTTCTTTCCTACTTTTGGCATTTTTTTTCGCCTCCTTTTTTTCCGAGATAATAACACTACCCATATAAGCAAAGAAAGCTAAGCCAATAAGTAAAGCTATTCCAAAAACAATATCCATAACGAGCTTAAGTGTTTCCACTAGGTTTAGCTAATCCAGTTGGTTTCCCTTTTATAGAAGTAAGTTTCATACTTCCATCTTTGTTTTGGGAAATCTGCGTATGAGTAGTTGTTCTTTTTGCTCTCCTAGCATCTGACGCTTGTCTATATTTAGTTGACACTTTTATCCTCCTTGCTCGGCTCTAAGTAATTTGTCTCAGATCCTGCTATTTTTAATAATTCAGAATCTGACATACGCTCGAGTCTCTCTAAATTATCTACATTAATATTAACCTGTGTCGCTTGCTCGGGTGCAAATAGACCGTGAAGCTTGCATAAAGAATCGACAACATTTTTTTCTTCCGTCGCGTTTGCAGATTTTCTATGCGCTTCTAAATACATAGTAGTCGCAGTAGTACGGTCAAATTTTACTTCTTCCCGCATTTCAGACCGAAGATATTCTACTGCCTTCACAATAGTGGGACGTTTAAAAACCTCGTACACGGAATCCTGGTTACGGTACCCCGCTGCACGGCCCGCGGCCGCTTTACTCATCCCTTTCAAGTAGAATAAAACTAACCTTTCTTCTTGTACCGAAAGCTCGGATAGCTTTACCCCCGCGTAAGGGAAATGGGATTGTAACTCTGTTCTGTCTTCTTCAGTTACTTCGACTGCTTCATTATTTAACAGGCTCATGTGCTAAATATAACTTATTGAGGCATATATTGTAAATTTTTTGTAGAAAATTTTTTTTGAAAAAATATGAAATATATTGCTCACGCATCTTCTCCTACTATCATTATAGAGACACTCCCTCCCCGATTGAAATCCGTGTACATAAATCCGAATTCATCTTTTGGAACCTTGTTTTGGAAAAAAGCGCCTTCGGCCCTGTTAGTGTCAATGTGATTGGTTAGTGGTTAATCAATCGTTAATATACCTAGGAGGTAGTTATGAAATATGTTGTATCAACAACACTTTTATTTAATAAACATTATGACCGCACGATTGAAAATCATAATGGTAAATTCGTAGATGGTAATGCTGAATGGAAACGCTTTGGCTCAACCGACTTCGTCGTCTCTGGGGCTGACCGCCCCACAACAGCTTTAGCTTTTATTCACGCTCTCTGTTCTAAGTTCTATGAAGGCAGTGAGATGGTTTATAAAGAATATCCAAAAGCTGTTGTACCCTACGATGATTGGTTAGCTGAACTCCCTCAAGATTCTGATGTACAGGCTAGTGAGGAAAGAGACTTCATATTGAGATGCGCACGTCATGTCGATATCAATGATGAAGAGTTTCCAGCACCAGGATATTCGGATGGTACATTCTCAGCTCCGATTCATTTCTGAGCCCAGGAACAAGGTACGCACTGTCGTGTGTACCTTGTCCTTTTTTTATATCTACTATCATCAATGATGTGCGTGCGTGCTTGATTTTATCCAGCGCTTGTCAGCGCTTGTTAGTAGTTTTGTGTAGTTGTTAGTAAAGAGGAGCTAGCTACTATCATTATTAATCATCCTCATATAAGGAGTCTATCATGAATAGATTACAAAATATCTTAAATAAAACCGTTAGGGTATTCACTTCTACTGTTGATGTAACAGTCAATGGGATAAGTGGATTTATATCAGATGTCAATCAGGCATATGATAAAAGGGAGAAAGCAGAGAAAGCTATGGCTACTAAAGTAGAACAGCCAACAACTGAAACTACTACTCCTACCCCTACTCCTACTCCTCAACCTGTTCAGGCTGAGTTCGATTTCGATAATTCATAACTACCAGGGGGCGTTTCAGCCCCCTTCCTTCTAACGCCTTTCTACCAAAAGGTCCTACGCCTAAGGGCTATATACTCCCCTTAGTTGCGCGAGGTGCGGTAGCCAGGAAGTCCTAGCATTAAGACCGAAGCAGTGGTAATGGTCCACCTTAATGTTAGGGCGTATCTTTCTTCTTCTACTATCATCACAGAGCCAGGGCTCGCGCCTACGGCGCTCGCCTACTTACGACGTGCTTGCTTGCCTGCTTGCCCGTCCTAAATCCCCTTTTTTAAACCAAGAACTACTATCATCAGTGCGTGCGAGCTTTGCGAGCATCGCACCCATGACGGAGAATCTGGTTCCGTGTGTTCCACGGCAACGTGCCGATGTGGAACCACTTCGTGGAACCAGAATTATATGCTTGCCAATGCGGGTTGCAGGCTGATAGGCCTGCCCGCGGTTCCATGGTTCCGTTTATTTCAGAACTATGTCCTGAAATGAACCCTGGACCGTAGTTCTTGGATAAAGGTTTAGAAGACCTAAAACTAGTGGAACCAGTGGAACCATCTCCTAAGACCCAGACTTTTACTGGCTAAAATGTGTTCCACTACTCGTGGAACCATGTGGAACCATGTGGAACCAAAGTTCCGTCGCTCGCGCCGAGAGGCGCTCGCTCATTGCGCTTGTCAGCGCTTGTTAGTGTTATTTTGAACTTGGTACGGGTGTATCGAGTCGTAACCTTAACTTAAGGAGTTATTATGAATCAATTATATTCATTATATATACTAAAATCTGGCGCTGATGGTAAAAACAGAAAGCGTGAGGTTGGCATAGCTACTACTAATAAAGATGGTAGCTTAACATTACACTTTGACGTTGCTGTT